GGGGGCAGAGGCTCAAGAGTTACTTCGACTGGCCCTCTTTGTTTCCTCTATCGGGGAACTGAGGGCTTATTTTATTCTCTCCCGTGGTTCTCGTGGGAGCCGGACTTCTCATTAACGGCTGCTCTCGCGGCTGCTGCTTCCTCTAGAGTAGCGAAGAACCCAAGATGGGTATTCTTCCCATTAACAGAAATCGTTACTCGCCACCTACGCCCTATTTGGCGAACTCCCAAAACTCCTGATCTATTGTTTTTATATCTACGTGAGTTTTTCTGGTTCTCTGCGTTGGTACACTCTCTCAAGTTTTCCCATCTGTCATCTGAAGGGTCTCCGTTGATGTGGTCTATCACATTAGGCCACCGGCCTTCCTGAAAGGCAAAAGCCAGCCGCGAAGCCTTTATAAGATGAGCAGTACCCGCGCTTTTAATACGAATTAGCCACCTTCCGTGGGTTTTGCAAAAACACCCAGCTCTGCCTTTTTTCCTCCTGGCTTGGGGAATCTTCCAAGTAAACACCCCAGTCTCTGGATCGTATGCCAAATGCTCCTTGAGATACTCTATCGGGGGCGGTTCTCTATTACGCCGTTGTTGTAGTTCAAAACCCGCTAAAGCACTTTCTACTTCGTCTTTATCGAACATAACAGCCCCCTAAGAGTCGAGTACTTCCAGGTAGAGCTTCTCCAAGTACCACCTAGCCTTCTCAATATCCTCTACAGGCTTACCTTTGTAGTTATATCTCCAGAGGTACTTCAAAGTATTCCCCTTCAAATACCCCTTATACTCCTCAGTAGACATTGAAGCCTTGATAGCTTCGATGCACTCTACTGCGCCTGAGTTATAATGAGGAGGGGAGTTGACGTAGTCTTCGTATAGAGCATCATCTACGGAGTCTGCCCATGCTTTCCCTGCTGCGTTTGTAGCCTCGCTTAAGTTATATGCGCTTGCGTAACTTAAACTCTCTAGGGACAGCTCATTCCATTCCTGTTCAGTTCCCGCCATGATATTTTCTCCGTAGATACTGTATAGACACCGGCATCTCGTCAAAGCTGCCATTGTGTACATCGTTTAAGATCCAGATACCTGACCATGACCCGTTAGTCTGAGGTGTTAAGTAGTCCTCATCGTGCTGGTAGTAGATACCTCCAAAGATACCTGTTACAGCGTCACCGTTACCCTTCCTGGCAAAGGCTATGTCGCGGTCCTGTACGTGGCCCATGAAGCAGCTCATCATCTTCTTGGTGAGCATTAAACGAGCACTGGAGACGGGTCTGCCCATCACGCCGCTGGTGAAGTAGTGGCTGAATAGGACTCCTTCTATGTCTACTACTTCCAAGAAGGGATAAACCTCGAAACCATAATCACTAAGATTGAAGTGCTCATAACTCAGCAGCCCATCAAGCTCTGCTGAAGCCTCTGTAGCCCTCTCTATACGGTGCTCATGGTTACCTAAGCAGAACACCATTCGGGGCCTCCAGAGCTTCTCCTTGTTCCTCCTAAGCCTCTCCTGCTCAGTAACGATAGGAAACATGAAGCGATCCATAGCATCGTTACCGGCTACTATGTCACTCGTATAGCGCCTACCCTCAAAGGATTTCCTACCCTTGTCATAACTGCTCAGGGAAGGCATATCCCAGTGATCGCCTATGAAGACTATCACGTCTGGTCTCTGATCTACAGCGTATAAACCAGCCCATTCCAAGTGACTATCTAAGCCACCCGGTTTGCACTGCGTATCAGGTATTGCCATTATCCTTATACTCATCTACTTACTCCATTCAACTGGCACAGTGTCTGTGGTGAAGTATCTAAAGCCTTGGAGTTCTGCCCAAGCCCCGTGAGTGAGCCTTGTGCCGTCTTTCCTACGAGCTGCGCCAGGCATTGGCGTCTTGGGATTCCAGAAGATGAACACCAGCTCCTCGCTCTTCCCCAAGCCCTGTTTGACATCAACGTACTTCCTAGCCTCGCCTCTGTCCCTGAACCGCCCTTTAGCCTCTATGTATATCTTGTACTTCCCTTCGTGTCTTATAAAGTCAGGCACATAGTTCTTTACCTGGGTGTACTCTACTTTCTCCGTATGACACTTACAGCCCTTCAAAGGCTTTAGGTGGAGTTCGTACTCGAACCATGAGTCGTAACCCTTAGGAGGCTTTTCCTTTGCTTTCTTTAGTTTAGGCTTTACCACTACCCCTCCTTAGAAGATCGCTGGCGGCTCCCACATCTGCCCAGCTTCTCGCCTGAGCCACAAGAGCCTACCGTTTTCGATTACCCGCTGTTCGTTGTTATCGTACATTTCCACGCACTTCCTGTACAGCTCTAACTCAGTCTTACAATCCTTGAGAGCCTTCTCAGCCTTCTTAGGCCCGATACCTTGTAAGCCTATGATGTTATCTACACGGTCTCCAGTGAGCACCTGAGTGTAGAAGAAGAACAAACCTTCCCAGTCTTCTACGGTATAGCGTATGTCTTTGACAAAGTTGTAATGCTTACCAGGTACTTGATCGAAGTCTTTGTCGATGGTACACAAGACACTGGTGTTCCTCCTAGCCGTGGCCTCAATAGCCATGAGATCGTCTGCTTCCTCGCCTACTGTAATGACTGTAGGGTAGAAGTCTACTAGGTATTGACGTATCTCTTCAAGCCCCTCCGGCTTAGGAGGGCGGTTCCCTTTATAGGGCGCTGTTACTGCCACCTCTTTTCTAAAGTTCCCCGCACCAGTAAGGTAGACGGTGTAGTTTTTAATATCTGGATCTGCTTTATCTACAATGTTCTTTATGTAGCTGTCCATTACTTTATAAAACTCATCAAGAGTAACTGCCTCTCTAGAGAACACTACCCTGTAGCACAGGATGTCACCGTCTATTAACAACATTACAGTAACTCTTCTTCGAGAGTTTGCTCATCAGCAAACGGATCAGGAGCCTCCAGCTTGTTGAATACTGTAACCTTCATCTTGACTATTGAGCCACGGGTCATAGGCTTTTTAGTCATGCCATGCGTTACTGTATAGGGACGGATGAGCACATTAGCGCGGCTCTCTGGCCCTACGTTATCAGTAATGACATTGTTGTTAATGTCTACTGCGGCTATCGGGTATGTTGATACGCATTCCAGGTAGCGGCCCTTAGGGGCTTTGTCCTTAACCACGATACCGAGACCTTCCAAGATCGCCACATTCTCAGGAGAGAGATTGATGAGGTCGCAAGAGTAACGGTCCTTCAGCTCCTGCTTCTTGTTGAGGAAGGCCCATGCCAATTCTACGTCTTTTAATACAACTGCTTTAGTTTCAGTACTCATTTGTAGCTCCTTTTCCCGACTTGGGATGTTATTTACCTGTTAAGGTAGGGGTACTTTATAGATGTTTCTACTACTTGTCAATACTTTAATGTGTTTCTGCCCAACTTTTTCCTACTTTTGCCTCACCAGAGAGAGGACATCTCAGTCCTAAAACCTCTCCAGCTTCCTTAATAGCCTCTAAGCCTAATCTACAGACCTCTTGAGCATGCTCAGGAGCCGCTTCCAACTGCCACTCATCGTGTACGTTCAGGACAAACTTAGCATCCAGTTTAGCCGTTAAAATCTTGTTATAAAATATCACTAAGGCTTTCTTCATAGCCACCGCACCAGCACCTTGCAGGAGCGTGTTCAAGGCAGCGTGTGCAGACCTTATGTGTAACTTCCTACCGTCTAAGCTCCTGAGCATACCCTGTGAGGTTGTGAGCTTCTCTACAGTAGTCTTTAATCTCTGGAGACTGGGGAGGCTTTCGAGGAAACTACTAATTAGCTTCTGGCCCTCCTTAGGCCCTCCTCCGACTATCTGACCTATCTTACCGGGACCGGCACCGTACAGGAAGGCGTAGATGAATGTCTTAGCCTGATCTCTGGTCTCCAGCTTGGCGGCTACCATGTTCCGAGTGTGTACATCTGTACCGTCCTCTTTTACACCGCTTACTACAGAGGCTGTAAAGTCCTTGTCCTGCATATAGTGGGCCAGCATACACAGCTCTAAGGCGCTTGCGTCAATGCCAATAAAGACTTTACCTGGTGGCGGTATAAACAATGCTCTACATTCTGTACCCAAGTAACTACCGCTACTGGGCACCTGAGCCATGTTAGGCTTCAAGTGGGTCATGCGCCCCGTTACAGCCCCATTAGTCAACGCCCGTCCGTGTATGCGCCCTGCTGAAGTACAGGAACCTATCCAGCCTGCGAGGAGTCCTTGACGTTTCTGGAGTGTCAGGTACTCTGCTATCATCTTAGCTTCTGGCAGGTCTATGCCTGCTAATACTTTTTCGTCTACCTTTGGTGAGCCACCGGGGGTCTCATCAGGAAATTTAGCCCCTAAAGTCTCTAACCGTTTAGCGATCTGTTGTCTGCTTCCAATGTTGAATACCTCTACATCGTCCTTTAACCGTTTCCCTGTCTTCTCAGAGATCCTCTCAGTAATGATAGGAGGGAATACACTGCGCAGTTCCTGCTCAATCACCTCCATGCGCCCTAGTACGGTAGCCTGTAGCTCCAAAGCCCCCAAGTAATCGAAGAAGACTCCTTGGCTTTCCTGTCTCCGGATTATGTAGGCCACTTGATGCTCTAGCTCTACAGCCTCTTCTTTAAAGTCTAGGAGTAAGGTCTTAGCGTCTAATTCAGCCGCTAAAGCCCTGTTGACTACAATATCCTGTTTGGCATATTCAGCCATCTCTTCACTATACCCAGCATCGTAGTCCCTGAAGTCTCCTTTCGGGATCCCTAAGCGCTTCCCCCAAGCGTCTAAACTGTGCCCCCCATCTATGCTGGGGTCCAGTAAGCGGGAGATTACTAAGGTATCCCTCATCTTCTTAAACGGTACTTTAATTCCCCATACTTTTTCCAGCACTGGAGCGTCAAAGCCTACGATGTTATGGTTCACTACCTGGCTGGCCTGCTCAACTAGACCTCTAACCTCCTGAGGATCCCGAGTGACCTGAGGCGGCTGATCGTCTACAGCGTATGCAGCACACCAGATGGTATCGTGTTTCAGGTTAGTCTCTAGGTCTAGATAAAGTTTCATTCAACCCTCCCGCGCCAGTGTTTGCTCAACTAATCACCTTTACAGAATAACCAAGAAGTTTCTCGATCTCTGCAACAGTCAATTCTTTCACTGGATTAGTTTTAGCTAGATATTCTTGCTCGGTATATTCTTTGCCATTTAGGTACCAAAACTTACCACCATCAGCCAATTCAATAGCCGGGCCATCTTCACGATGACACTTGCCATTTAAGAACCATTGCTTACTACCATCAGCCCATTCAATAGCCGGGCCGTCTTCACGATGACACTTGCCATTTAAGAACCATTGCTTACTATTATCAGCCCATTCAACAGCTGGACCATCTTCACGATGCCAATCGCCATTTAAGAACCAAAACT